CTTCTTACATTTCTTGATTCCGGCAGAGCGTGCGCAATAGGCATCTCCTTTCTTTGTGCCTGGCTGTATACGATCCGAGCCACTCTTTGACTTGCCTGCTTGCCCATAGGAAACCTTTCTAGTGCGACCAGTCTTTGGATTCTTGACAACTTTAACAAAACGTTTCCCCTTTGCAGGTGTTCTCTTAGCCGGCATTTGTCACTCTCACAAACTTGTTCTTAATCTCTTGTACGACTTCTGCAACAATTTGCACCTTCTGTTCAAGCAAACTCATACGCTTGTCTAGGTCATTCATTTCAGTCACAAGGTCTTTGCGTATGTTTTCTTCACGCTGCTGTAAGTCGGTGATCACTTTGTCGTATCTCAATCTAAGCTCTTCTTCTTTCTTCTCTTGTTTTGCTTCACGTTCATCAGCACGCTTCTGCAAATCTTTGTTCTGCATATACAGAAACACACCAAAGGCAAAGTTCGCACCACCACTCATGAACAATTGCATTACATCTGGTTCCACTTTTCCTCCATATGAAAATGGGGATGCCCATAAGAGCACCCCCTAACAATCAATCAAACTTACAATGACATGTAGAATACTGTGATTTGGTCACCACTGTTTGGAGCAGAACCAAAAGTGATTCTCAATGCAGAACCAGCACCACCATTTGGATTGACTGTGTATTGGTCTTGTCCAGATGGAGAAGATTGTACCAAGCCCATAGCCAAACCGTTTCGGTATACGATAGTACCACCAACCATGTTGGGGTCAGCAGTTGAAGATGCATCGAAGGTAGTAGTAGAACCATCACCAGCTGACAATGTTTCGTATGAAGCAATGAAGTTCAACTTGGCAGAACCCAAAGTTCCATCACCAATCTTGCTTGCTGTTACTGCACCATCAGCAATTTGTGCTGTGTCAACTGCACTTGTTCCAATCTTTCCTGCTGTAACCGCACCAGATGCAATCTTGGCAGAGGTAACCCCACCGTCTTTCAGTTCAAGAGCGTTGCTGGCAATACCGATAGAACTATCATCGACAGCAACCTTAAGGTCATTGTTAGTACCATCAAGAACTACTGCACCAGCAGCATTTACTACGTCAGCATTCAAGTGCTCACGATGTACTGCACCATCAGCAATCTTAGATTGGTCAATTGCATCAGCAGCAATCTTTGCTGTGGTTACAGCACCTGCATTGATTTTTGCTGTAGTAACAGCATTTGTTCCAAGTTTGTCTGCACTCACCGCTTCGTTTGCAAGAGCAACAGTCAATACTTCGCCATCAGCAATCTTGTCGCGGTCTACTGCATCGTCAGCAATCATCAATGTAGAAACACCACCAGTAGCAATCTTAAGACCGTTTGTGCCAGTAGTAAGAGAACCACCATCCAGGTTGATAGCCAAGTCAGAAACACCAGCAGAACCATTGTACGAAGTCAGTACGATACCACCAGTTGAAGATGCAGAAAGAGAACCAAGGTTACTTCCCAAAGATACACCACTGATTGTAGAGTTGGCGAGTTTTCCATTTGAAATCGACCCTGCCAACATTGCGTCAGTAACAGATGCATTTGCGATTTGGACAGCATCACCACTGATTTCCAAACCAGAACCAACATTCACGTCCAAAGTGTTTCCAGTCTTGGTAAGACCATCGCCAGCAACGATGTTTGCTGCACCATTGAACTGAGTGAACTCGATGTTGTCAGTTCCTAACGTAGGAGCAGAATCATTAGTACAAGTGAAGCCAAGGTTATCGTTAACGGTACCGGCTGTGACAAACACTGCTGCAGCTGGAAACTCGCTTCCCTCGTCCATATCATCAGCACGAGACCAAGAACTAGCAGCCACCACATAGATTCCATTTTCGGTTGCATCGGTTTGGTCCTTGACGAGAATTCTATCGCCTGCTGAAAGTGATACACCATCAACGGTTTGTGTACCGCTTAAGGTGATGTTTGCCGTTGTGGCTGCTGCTACTGCGGCTTTCCAATGCAATCCGGATACAAGTCCATCTACATAGGATTTAATGGCTACATCGCTGTCTGCACTAGGTGTGCTTGCAGCAAGAGTACCAGTGAAGGTATAGTTTGCGCTAAGGTCCAACTTGTTGTTGTCGATAGCATTGTCTTGGATTTGTTGTTTGGCGATTTGTACTGCCATGGTAAACTCCGAAGTTTATTGTGCAACGTAAATGACGACCAAATGGTCATTTGCGCTAGGGGTGAAGGAAGTGGAAAACGTGTTTGATGAGGTTTCAACAATGTCTGAAAACAGCTGCAGCAACCCATTCCAATATACCTGCAAAGTGCCCGATAC